ATACAGGTACTCCTGCATTTGTCAACTCTAATTAAAAATAAATGTTGTCAACTAGCTGTAAACTTGTTATAATAAAATCATGGTACAAAATTACTTACCTTCATTAGATGGCAAAAGAAAACTTACTGAGCAACAAGAGAAGTTCTTAGCAGCACTATCTTCAGAAGCAAAGGGAGATATAAACAAAGCTTTAGACTTAGCAGGGTACAAACCTGGTGCTTCTTATGCAGTAGTCAATAGTCTGAAAGATGAAATCATAGATGTTGCCACAAAGATTCTAGCAAAGTCTGCTCCACAAGCTTCAAATAAATTAGTAGAGATATTAAATAGTGATGACCCTATACCACAGGTCAATGCTAAACTTCAAGCAGCCCAAACCTTATTAGATAGAGTTGGTGTTGCTAAGAGAGATAAGCTAGATGTTACACATAATGTTGGTAGTGGTATATTTATTTTACCAGAAAAAAAAGAAGTAATAGAAGCAGAAGATGTAGAGGTAATAGATGAAGAGAAGAAATAGTTCTACTATACCTTTTGGTTATAAGTTACTAGAAGATAATAAAACTTTAGTAAAGGTTGATAAAGAAGTATCAGCATTGAATGAAGTTAAAGATGGTGTTAAGTCAGGTGCTTTTAGTTTAAGAGGAGCAGTTGAGATATTAGAACATCAAACTGGGCGAAAGTTGTCTGCAATGGGATTGAAAAAGATTATTGACAGAGAACCTGAGCAAGAACCAAATGGATTGTTAAGTAGAGATGACAAGGCAGTATAATTATAGCATTGACCAGAAAGCAAAGATGGCTGCTAGGAAAGCTGTCAAAGAAAAAGAAAAAGAAATAAAAAGATTAAAAAAGAACCTAGAGAATAAAACGACTAGACTTAGAACTAAGAAAGAAGCTCTAGGTGTAGTTCAAAGAGCAGAGACTGATAAGGTATCTACTAAAGGTACAGTTATGAGTGATAATCAATATGATACTCTGCCAAAGAAAGTTAAAACTCTTTTAGAAGAAGAGAAAGATAGAATTGTATTTAAACCTAATGGAGGTCCACAAACAGAATTTCTTGCAGCAGGAGAGCAGGATGTTTTATATGGTGGAGCTGCAGGTGGTGGTAAGTCTTATGCAATGTTAGTTGACCCATTAAGGTATATGCACATCAAAGAACATAGAGCTTTGTTATTAAGAAAGTCTATGCCTGAGTTAAGAGAATTAATAGATAAGTCTAGAGAACTTTATCCTAAAGCATTTGCAGGTGCAAAGTTTAGAGAAGTAGAAAAGATTTGGAGATTTCCTTCAGGTGCGTCATTGGAGTTCGGATATTTGGACAGAGATGCTGATGTATATAGATACCAAGGTCAATCCTACACATGGATAGGTATTGATGAATTAACTCAGTATCCTACAGAGTTTCCCCTTCAATATTTGCAATCACGATTAAGAACAACTAACAAAGATATAAAATGCTTTATTCGGTGTACTGCAAACCCTGGAGGTGTGGGAGGTAACTGGGTTAAGAAAAGGTATCTAGACCCAGGACCTCCAAATGAAAGTTTTATAGGTAAAGATAAAATAACTAGAAAGTTTATACCTGCTAAGTTAGATGATAACCCATATCTAGCTGAAGATGGTAAGTATGAACGAATGTTAGAATCATTACCACCAGTACAAAAGAAACAATTACTAGATGGTAACTGGGATGTTTCTGAAGGTGCAGCATTTGTAGAATTTGATTATGATACACATTGTATTGACCCATATGATTTACCTAAGAGATGGGAACGATTCAAAGGTATTGACTATGGTTACGCATCAGAGTCTGCAGTAGTATGGGCAGCATTAGACCCACAAGATGAAACATTAATTATTTATAGAGAATTATATCAGAAAGGTTTAACAGGAGAAGACTTAGCTAAGAAAATTTTTGAATACGAAAGAGAAGATAAACTATCTGTTAGTGGTGTGTTAGATAGTGCAGCTTGGGCAAGAACTGGAACAACTGGACCGACTGTTGGTGAAGCATTAACAATGGCTGGACATAAACTTAGAAGAGCTGATAAAAATAGAATACAAGGTAAAATACAAGTACATGAAAGATTAAAAGTAAATAGTAAAGGTAGACCTAGATTACAAATATTTAAAACTTGTCCTAACCTTATTAGAGAATTACAGGGTATTCCTGTAGACCCAAACAAACCAGAAGATGTTGACACTAAAGCTTCTGACCATGCATATGATGCACTTAGATATTTAATTATGTCTAGACCTAGAAGTATAACTTCTTATGAGCAAATGCAACAGATAAAAAAGTGGACACCATCTGACCCAACATTCGGATATTAAATGAAAATGCTAGATAGTGAATTAAGAGAAACAGTAATAAAAAGTTTAATAAGACACGCAGAAGGAAGTATAGAAAAACATTGTACTAATATAGAAATATATTTAAACAATCCAGTAGGTGTCGGAGAACATTCAGACATATTAGAAACTATAGAAAAAGAATTAGATATGGTAGCTAAATACGAAGACCAAATAAATGTATTAAGAAAATATTTTAATTAATGCCTTTATATACTTTTAGAAATAAAGATACAAGAGAAGAATATGATAAGGTAATGTCATATGAAGAGTTACAAGAATATTTAAAACAAAAAAGTATAGAACAAGTATTTAAGATAAACATATATAGATATTCAGACAACAATGGTGCAAAGGACCAGTTTACTGAATGGGCTAAAGACTCAAATGTAAATGGTAATGGTGGATTTGAAACATATGGAAAAGCCATGACCGACTATGATAGGAAACAAAATGATAAAGAGAAAAATAAAAATAAATCCTAGAGCTAAAAGAGAAATAGATAGATACCCTCTAGTTTCTGTATACTGGTTGGATATTTGCTCCGACAGTTCGTGGCAATCTCTTGATGGTTGTAAAAAAGCAAAGCTTCCTGTATGTGTAACTAAAGGTCATTTACTTACTCAAAAAGGAGGTATTACTAGAATATTTGGTGATTACTCACTAGCTGATGAGCAGTCAGGTAAGATTGAAGAGATAGGTAATACAACTATAATCCCTAATAGTGTTATAGTTGAAATAAAGAAAATAAGTTGACAAGGGTATAGAATATCTGTATTATTACAGTAAGGGGAATTATTTATGGAATACAACAATGTTTCTTCTATGGATTCTGAAATGGATGAAAGAGAAGATAAGATAGAACCTTTAGTAGCTGAGATTAATAATAAGTTTAAAGCTGCATCTGATAAACGACAAGATGATGAAGACAGATGGCTTCAAGCTTATCATAATTATAGAGGTAAGTACTATAAGAATATTTCGTTTACTGAAAGAGAAAAGTCTAGAGTATTTGTTAAAGTAACTAAAACAAAAGTATTAGCTGCTTATGGACAAATTATAGATGTATTATTTGGTACAGGTAAGTTTCCATTAATAATTCAAGAAACAAAAATTCCTGAAGGCATATCTGAATATGCTCATTTAAATCCTATGAAAGAAAAAATGGGTGATGAGAATATGCAACCTACTCCAAGTATAGAAGGTAATATGGATTATATGCCTGGAGAACAAATGCAAGAACCTAATATGGGTTTAGGTTTTCCTGGTGATGGAAATGAATTAGCTCCTGGTGCTACATTTGATAGCTTAAATCAAAATGCTGAATTAGGTTCATTACAAAATAAATATGAAGAAGCAGAATTAACTGATGGTCCTGCACCTCAACCTGAATTTCCTCAAATTAAACCAGCACAAATTGCTGCAAGACAATTAAATAAATTAATTGAAGACCAACTTGATGAATCAGATGCAAATATTATTTTACGAAATTCAATATTTGAATCTTGTTTATTAGGAACAGGAATTATAAAAGGTCCATTTACATTTAATAAAACTTTACATAGATATAATTTATCTGGTAATGGTAATGCAAGAGAATATGCACCAGAGTTTGTTAAAGTACCTAAGATAGAATTTTGTAGTGTATGGGATTTTTATCCAGACCCTAATGCAAGAAACATGGATGAATGTGAATATGTAATTCATAGACATAGATTAAATAGACAACAGTTTAAAGATTTAGCTAATAGACCATTCTTTAATCAAAAAAATATTGAAATGTGTTTAGCTATGGGTGGTAACTATACTAAACAAAGTTGGGAAACAGATTTAGATTTAGAAAATAATACATATGGTGATATAGAAAGTAACCGATATGAAGTTTTAGAATATTGGGGAACTATAGATGCTATGACTGCAAGAGAATATAATCTTGAGATAGATGAAGATATACCTAATATGTCTGAAGTACAAGTTAATATTTGGACAGTAAGAGGTAAAGTAATTAGAATTGTAGAAAATCCATTTAAACCTTTTAGAATACCATATCAATCTTTTGCATATGAAAAAAATCCATATCAATTTTTTGGTATAGGTGTACCAGAAAATATGGATGATGCTCAATCAATTATGAATGGTCATGCAAGAATGGCAATTGATAATTTAGCATTAGCAGGAAACTTAGTATTTGATATTGATGAATCAGCTTTAGTTAATAATCAAAGTATGGAAGTATTCCCAGGTAAAATATTTAAAAGACAAGCTGGTGTTCCAGGTCAAGCAATATATGGAATTAAGTTTCCAAATACTGCACCAGAGAATATGCAGATGTTTGATAAGTTTAGACAACTTGCAGATGAATCTACAGGAATACCATCATACTCACATGGACAAACTGGAGTTCAAAGTATGACAAGAACAGCATCAGGTATGTCAATGCTTATGGGTGCTGCATCATTAAATATAAAAACAGTAATTAAAAATATTGATGATAGTTTAATTAAACCTTTAGGAGAATCTATGTTCCAATGGAATATGCAATTCTATGAAGGTGACTTACCTATCATTGGAGATTTTGAAATTAAAGCAACAGGTAGTTCTTCTTTGATGAGAAAAGAAGTTAGAAGTCAAAGATTAACAATGTTCTTACAAACAATTCAAAATCCACAAATTGCTCCATTCGTTAGAATATCAGAAGTCATTAAAGAGTTAGCACACTCTTTAGATTTAGACCCTGAAGAAATATTAAACTCTAAAGATGAAGCAGAAATTCATGCTAAAATAATAGGATACCAAAATAATGTTAACCAAGCAACTAGCCAACAAGCTATTGACCCTAGTCAACTCGGAGCAATGGCACAGTCTAATGGAGTACCTCAACAAGGTGCAGGAGCAGACAACACAGGAAATGGCGAAATCCCAGAACCTACAGATAATCCACCAATGCCAGGGCAGATGGAATTTTCTGGAACGAATGAAGAACCTGCGTAGTCAGGTAAACGAATTAAAAAATAGTGTTGACGAATAACACTTGCGTTGTTATAATAACAATTAAGGATTAGAATTATGATGAAAAAGAACAAACCTGTTAATATGGCTACTGGTGGTCTTATGAATATGCCACCATTTATCCGAAAGTCTGAAGAAGAAAAAGAACAGGGTATTACTCCTTATGATGTTAATACACCTAAAGAAGCAAGACAAGGATTACCTTCAAGATTAGTAGCACCTTCTAGAACTAGATTTAATACTGGTGATGTTGCATCTTTAGATAAAGATGGTAGTGGTGATATAACTAAAAAAGATATTTTAATTGCAAGAGGAGTTTTAGATGGAGATGGTAATATGATTTCAAAAAGAACTAAAGCATATGGTGGTGGTATAATGAAAAGACCAACATATAAACATGGTGGTTTTCATTCAGTAGAAGAAGTTAATAAATTTTTAAATGACCCTGATAATGCAGAAGAAATTAAAAAAATGAAAGATAAAATAGATACTGAATCTTTTAAAAATTTTTTATTACAAAAATCAAAAGAAAAATTTATGAATGAAGAAGAACCTAAAAAGAAAAAAGCAAAAACTATAGCTGTAGCAGGTGGTGGATTATTAAGACAAAAATATAGAATTGGTGATGAAGTAGGACCTTTAAATCCAGAGGATATTCCAGAATTAGAAGAAGCTGATGATAGTGGTATAGTTCCAGCTTCAAATAAAATGGCAGGTGGTAATTCAGCTAGAGATAAATTAATTAATGAAAAAATTAATCAGTTAGAAGCTAGAGCAAATCTTGTTGATGATATATCAGAAAAAACAAAATTAGAAAATGAAATTAAAAAATTAGAAACAATGAAATCTACTAATATTAAAACAGCAGCTACTGGTGGATTAATGAAAATGTCTATTGGTGGTCAAGCTGGATTAGAAGAAAAGTATGATAGACGAAGAGACTATCAAGCTTATGCAGAAGGTGATATGGTTGAAGATGAATCATTAATGACACCTACTGGAATGAATACAGAAGACATGGATGGTATAGCTGAAGCTAACATGGAAATGGAAGCAGAAGATGATATGGACATGGGAGATATGGATGGTGTAGTAGATACATCTAATTTATCTCCAGAAGAAGAAAAAGTTGTTGATGATGCAGTAGAAATGTTTCCAGAATTAGAAGGTATTATTCCAAAAATAGTAGCAACAGAATTTACAGAAGATGGAGAAGTAGAAGGACCAGGTACAGGAACTTCAGACTCTATCCCAGCACTTTTATCAGATGGTGAATTTGTATTTACAGCAAAAGCAGTTAAACAAATTGGTGTAGATAAATTAAGAAAAATGATGAAAGATGCAGAAGCTGCACATGATGCAGGTATGCAAAGCCAAGCAGCAGATGCTGAAATGGCTAATATGCAATCATAACAAAATTTATAGAGAAAGGTAACTCTATGGATAGACAAGCTACCTTCTAGAAATAGAAGCCCTTGTAGTTTTGTTTTTAAACCCAAACACCTACCTTAGCTACCTTCAGTTAAGAAGCCCTAAAGGAGGACAATATGAGTGAAGAAAACAAAGAAGGAAACAAAGTTCAAGCGAACCCTTACAACATGAGAAAGTCTTGGCACACAGATGATGTAATGCCAACAGAACTTCAAAATGCTGATAGTGGTTTGTTTGTGCCAAACCCTGCTAGTAATAGAAGTGAACCAGAAGCTACTGCTCAAGAGAGCAACCCAGAAGGTTCAACTGAAAATACTGCAGCAACTATGGATAAGGTCCAAGATTCTGCATTAAATGTAGAAACTAACCCTTATAGCAAAGTTGATTACAAAAAGAGATATGACGACCTAAAACGATATTATGATAGGAAGTTAGGTGAGTGGACATCTAAAGAAAGTGACCTCAAGACACAGTTAAGAGAGAACAGACCAAAGTATACACCACCAAAATCTAAAGAAGAGTTAGACTCTTTTAAGAAAGACTATCCTGACATATATGGAGTTGTGGAAACTGTATCTCACTTGCAATCTGAAAATCAGATGCAAAACTTACAAGAAGAAGTTGACTCTTTGAAAAAGCAAAATAGTGCTTTAGCTCAAAGAGAAGCACAGTTAGAACTTGGAAGATTACATCCAGACTTTAATGATATTAAAGAATCAGATGACTTTCATAACTGGGCAGATGCTCAACCCATGGAAATTAAATCATGGATTTATGAGAACAACTCGGATGGTAGACTTGCAGCAAGAGCAATCGACTTATATAAGAAGGACCGAGGACTTGGTTCAGATAAAAAAACTACAACGAAAACTACAACACAAAATCAAGGTGCAGACTTGTTAGTTAAAACTAAAGAACAAGTTCAAATACCTCAATCTAATGAAGTGGTTTTCAATCGTTCTGATATAGCTAATATGTCAGACGAAGAGTTTATGCAGTATGAAAAAGATATTGTAAAAGCTCAAAGAGAAGGAAGAATTAAATAATTTTTCTTTCATTTTTTATTAACCAATAACTAAAAAAGGAGTATAACTATGCCTAAATTTCAAGGTGGTGATACTAAAAACTTTCTTACTTCGGTTGCTGGACAAACTAATGGGTTTTTTATTCCAGAAATCTATTCTAAGAAAGTTCAAATCGCACTTAGAAGAGCTGCTGTTGCAGAAGCAATCTGTAACACAGACTATATGGGTGAGATTTCAAACTTTGGTGATACAGTAAACATCATCAAAGAACCTCAAATCGCAGTAGCAGATTACACAAGAGGACTTGCTGTAACTTCTACTGACTTAACAGACCAAGAACTTGTTCTTACAATTGACCAAGCGAAGTCTTTCTCTTTCAAAATTGATGATTTAGAAAGAAGATTCTCTCATGTCAATTTCCAAGCAATTGCTTCTGATAATGCTGCTTACAAACTGAAAGATGCAATGGATGCAAACATCCTAGCTGCTATCTCTGCTGGAGTAACTGCAAACACAGGAACATCTGCTGGTATGGGAACAACTTCAGCTCCAATTGACATTGGATTTGCTTCAGGTGAAGTAGACCCTCTAAATCAAATGGCACTTGCTGCTAAAAATTTAGATGTCGCTACTGTTCCTGAAGAAGGTAGATGGTTTGTAGCTCATCCTGAGTGGTACAATGAACTATCAAACACAGCTTCTAAATTGTTATCTGTTGACTTCAACGCAGGTCAAGGTTCAATTAGAAATGGTTTGGTTGCATCTGGACAACTTAGAGGATTCTCTATGTACAAATCTACTAACCTTCCAACTAACGACTTATCTGGTACTGGTTCATCTGCAGGTGGTTCTGCAACAGCACCAGAAGTTCTATTCGGTCATATCAGTTCAGTATCTGCTGCATCTGCTATGAACAAAGTAGAAACTGTTAGAGACACAGGTACATTCTCTGATATCGTTAGAGGTCTAATGGTATGGGGAAGAAAAGTATTAAGACCTGAAGCTGTAGGTAAAATTATCTACAAAATCGACTAATACTTAGTCTTACTATTATATTGATGGAGGGGTTGTAATATACCCCTCTATCTTAAAAGGAAAAGAATTATGATAAATAAAATAAAAGAAAAACTTAAATGCTTACCAGATGATGCAAATCATTTATGGATGTTTCATAGAAAAGCTTGTATTGGTGCTGGTGTAGCTATAGTAATTTTAATAATAATAATTTAAGGAGAAAACAATATGCCTATGAAAAAAGCAAAAGCTGGTGGAAAAGTTTCCAACAGAGGAAAATATATGGTCGGTGGAAAAGTTATGTCAAAAAGCCCTAAGAAAAAAATGATGGGTGGTGGCATGATGTATGGCAAGAAGAAAAAATAAGGAATAATAATGGGTATAATGTCTTCACCTGCTTGGACTCGTAAAGAGGGAAAGAATCCAAAAGGAGGACTTAATGCTAAAGGTAGAGCTTCTTATAATAAAGGTCGTACAAAGACTGGTAAGAAACGAAACTTAAAAGCACCAAGTAAGGTGGTAGGCAATAAAAGAAGAAAAAGTTTTTGTGCAAGAATGAAAGGTATGAAGAAAAAACTTACATCAGCAAAAACAGCAAGAGACCCTAATTCAAGAATTAATAAATCATTAAGAGCATGGAATTGTTAAATGGCTAAAACATACTTATCATTAGTAAATGACTTACTTGTAGAAATAAATGAACCTGAATTAACTTCAGTAGCTAATGCAGTAGGTGTACAAAAACAAGTAAGCAAATGTGTAAACAGAGCTTACTTTGATATTGTAGATGCTGTAGATAATTGGGCATGGCTATCTACTAATACTCCTCAAAATGAATACTATGGAAATACATTTATAGAAACAGTATCAGGTACTAGATGGTATCTTTTAAAAGCTGGTTCTTCAAATGTAGATACAGATTATGATGCAGTTGATTGGGATAGATTTACTGCAACAACAGAAGGTGTTAGTGGAAAATCTGCACCACATACAATTAATAAATTAGGTTTTGTTACTTTAGATGTATGGAGAAATACTTATGCAAGAAGTGAAGAGATAGATAAATCTAATGCATCACCTGCATTTGGAGTACCATTAAGAGTTATAAGAAGTTCTGATGGTAGAAGATTTGGTTTATCTCCAATACCTGATGGAGTATATAGAATTTATTTTAATGCTTATAATAGACCAACTGAATTATCAAATGATACAGATGAAGTTTTATTTCCTGAACAATACAAACCTGTATTATTAGCAAGAGCAAGATATTTTATTTATCAATTTAAAGATAATATTGCTCAATCACAATTAGCATTAGATGAATATAAAAAAGGTTTACAACAAATGTCTGACAAATTAAATTCACCACAACCTAAATATATGTCAGATGTAAGATTTAGTTATTTATTACCATAGGATAAAATTATATGGCAACACAAGGAGCTTCCATTACAGTACAAGGTGGACTAGATTTAGTATCT